CTCCTCTTCAAGGTCCCGCCATTTGCGGGACAAGATCTCGAGGTGATAAACCTCGTTTTCCGTTTCATCGGAAACTACCGAAAATAGGAACCGCATTTGCCACGCCATCTGCGAAGACGGCGGGTCATACGATCCAACATCGGTATAAACCGAAGATACAAGAAGGTGGCGAACAAAGTTAGACATGAGATTACTCCAAGTACATGGTTGTTAAACTATCAAATACATGATAGTCGCTGTGGCTACTACCGAAACACGTCTTACGACGTAGAAGCACGGTTACCCTTAATAGGGCAGTTCGAACTTCTCCACTGCATCCGTCACGAAGCTGTTTGAAAGCAGCTGCAGGACGTACTTCTGCAGGTCCTTACGGTCCTGAAGAGAGCAGCGGTCAGGAAAAGTCATGTTCAACGTAGCCATCGGACGATAGCTCACAGTCGGAGCCGGCGCAATGCCGGAGACTGTGTTGTTGGACGTGACCTCCAGTTTCGGGGTCTCGATACGGATTTCCAGTTGGAGGTTCCGATTCGCAGTGTTCGACGGGCCTTTCGGCCTGTTGAGATTGAACGTCAGCTTGTTATAGCCGATGTACAAACCTGCGACCCGGTCCTCCAGGAGGGCAAAGTCCGCTTGAGTCTTCGCCGGGGCGAAGGTGTGTGCTACTGGCGTGCCCAAGGCATCGTTCAGTACAATAGGGGCAATTGCGGCCACTACGCGCTTTCTAAAGAAGCAGTCTGAAGTTGAGTTTTCAGGCTCAAACGCGCCAATATTCCTGAGGGAATCGCCGGGCATTACTGCCCATAGAATTCCTCACTCCCATTAGCGCGCTACGCTCGGCTTTACTGCCGGCGCCCACAGACCAGAGAAGAGACAAACCGCTTGCAATCTGCGTTTTAGACAGACTGAAATCGGCACCTACCAGATGGTACCGTGGAAAGCTGGTCATCGGGCTTCTGCCCTTAAACCTGCTAGTCCACGAGCCTTTGTGTTCACTCTCCCCATCCCGCGTATTAGGCGGAACAGGGAAGTTCCACTTGGCTCTACCACGCCCCTCAAATTCTCCACGATAAGAGCTTACGCCCTTAACGCGAGAGACCCCTTGGGGCGGAACCAGACCGTCAAAGAAGCTGCCGATAGGTATAAACCAGTCGACAACGAAGCTGAACGGAACTAGTTCCCAAGCTACGTTTAATGGGTTCGTCAGACCCAACTGACTAAGGGAATAAAGGAAGGGGTTATCAACCTCAAAGTTGATCTCATGCCACGCCCACAAGCCGCCGTAAAAGGCGAGCTCGTAGTCGCAGCTCCCTGCATTTACTCCCGAAGTCGCTAGCTCGACATCATACTCGTCTGATGCAGACGCGCGGCGCTTGACGACCATAGGTCGTTCATGACGCTTCTCTAGTGCTGACATTGCACCATAGACATCGCCCAATAAAGGGCGAACCGCATAGGAGTACTCCAGCCACACGTTTGCAGCGGCATCGGGAACATCCCGAAACCGTTGTTTGCTAGACTTGGTCGTCTTAGAGACTTCCAGAGCCTTTAGCATACCTGAAACGTCGCCTTTACGGGCGGAGTGGAAGGCACGATAAAGTCTCAAACAGGCACTTTGGACGAAGGCAGCGGTTTCCCGCGCTTCGCCCAACGCAACACCGAGATCAATGTCTCGACTGTTGAGCTTCTTTACCAGCTTATTTTGAGCCTCCGTCGACACACGCTGAATCGTTCGATCCGTCTGCCACAACACTTGGTTTCCGGGCTTCTGAGGGAGATTGCCGTTGTTAAGGGCAATCTGTCGAGAAACTCCGGAGCCGGTTGTGTCGAACAGGATGTCGAACATATTCATATGTGTCTTCGGAACTCGCATGAAATAAGACATGTTGGTCCCACCCTGCGACGAAGGTAACTTACCGTAAGGTGCGTAGCCATAAAGCTCCGACTTAAGGTAAGGGTTATTCGGGAGCGGCGCCTTTTGGGCGAGTAGCTTCCAATATCCCGGAGTCCGGATACTGTTTACAGATCCTTCATCCAACCGAGTTGCAGTGGTTTGGTTCCAACTTCTTATTGTCATAAAATAAGCTTCCTAGAAGCAGAGAGGGGATGGTGCCCC